TAAATGGTATGTACTTTACCTTAGTCTTTAGCTGAACTTCAACAGGTTCAAACATCTCTTGAGCTTTATCTTCAAGTGATTGTTGCTCTTCTTCTAAGACAGCAAGGAAGGACATGGCTTCACGTAAGTTAAACGTAAAACCATTCCTCTCTTGCTGATCTACGATAGCTCTAACCTTAAGCTCAAGATCATAACTTTTACCAGAGAATTTCTTTCCTTCCTTCTCTAATTCCTGAGCTACCTTATGGGTTAGTCGTACATCTTGTCGGCAATACTCTAACATATCAGGTGTATACATATCAAAAGTATTGAAGTCACCCTTTGGAAACTTCAATCTCTCACCCCATGATGCTAGTGAATGACCACCATCTCTTACAGGATTGTATAGCTGTGACTCAATCAAAGTATCTCTAACTTGATTTACTTTTATGGTTGATCCTGTTAACCTATTAAGTATAGGTGCATCAAAGCTAACTCCATTATGCATTATAAACTTATCAATACGCTTAGACCATGATGCAAACTCTTTACATTCATCACCTACCCATACCTTTTCCTTTCCATCAGAATAGTTACGGGCTACAATACAATGTATAAGAGTAGCATCAAGAGCATCTGTTTCAATATCAACTATTGCTGTTATCATCTTCTTCATTCTCCATAAATGGATTACTAAGCTCAGTCATTCTACCAGATTCTTTATCATAATGCAAGCGAGAACATACCCCTGTCTCTCCTGTATATCTATTTTTAAGTATGCGAATGGTGGTAGTGTTCGCTTCTACAGGGTCATCAGCCTGTTGATTTCTTTCTAATGCTACAACACTATCAGATAGATGTGCTATAGATGCTGACCCTCTAAGGTGCGACAGAGACACCTCTCGTCCATCCTCATGACCTCTATCACCTGATGGCCTACGTAGGTGGCTGACAAGTAATAGACCTATGTTAGTCTCCTCTACAAGAGAGCGTAGCTTGGTCATTAGAATGTCAATAGACTTACGTTCATCACCATTATCTTCCTGACCTGACACCAGTATAGATAAATGGTCTAACATAATCCACTTACAACCCAAGGCTTTAGCCATAAATCTAATCCTTGAAAGGATTTCATCATTAGATATAGAACCGAAGTGATCAAATGCAAAGAACCTACCAGTACCAACAGTCTTATCCTGCCACTCTCGTAGCTGTTCTTTACTGAACTGATCTCTAACTTCTTTAATGTATAGTCTTTGGTTAGCCTCTACACTCATCAGATTGAACGCAGTATTTCTAATGTTCTCCTCCATTGCAAGCACACCAATGTTATCTTTGGTATTGCTCATGATGTGATGCATCAGTTCTCTAATGATACTTGACTTACCCATACCAGCACCACTAGTAAAGGTCACTAGCTCACCAGTACGCATACCATATGTCTTATCATTAAGACCTTGCCAAGGGTAGGCTACTGTCTCACAATACTTTTCATCATAAAGAGTATCACCAAGATCAGCTAAGTTTCTTATACCTGCCGGTGTAAAAGTCTTAGAGTTCCACCATGTACTATTAAACTTTTCTCTTTGGTTTGTTTTAAGATACTCGTTAGCATCTTTCAACTCCATGTTCATGATCAAACATTTGTTAGGCTCAAACAACTCAGCTACTTTAAGAGCCGCTTCTTTTCCGGGCTTGTCATTGTCAAAACATAAGACAACTTTATCAAACTTATTAAGATATTCAAAAGCACTACGACAATTTTCAAGGGCTGATGCCGCACCATTCTTGATAGATACAACAGGCCACTTGCTACCCAGTAATTCATAGGCAGACATGGCATCTATCTCACCCTCACATACTGTGATATACTTGCCAGACTTACCAAATATATTCTGACCAAATAAAGCAGAGCTACTAAGATTACCTTCAGACCAGAACTTTTTACTCTGAACCTCACGTATTTTATTAGCTATATGAACACCATTCTTATCAAAGTATTGATAGATGTGGTGAGTTATCATGCTACCTGTCTTTTTAATTTGGGTGTTGTATACCCTTGCTGTATCCTTGGCTATCCTACGATCACTAATGGCATCAATAATACCTGAACTCTTTAGTGTTGAACTAGAATTGTTAGTAATCTCTACTACTTTTTGTGTTTCCATTGTTTTATTTTCTCCAGAAGGGGTAAAAGTTTCACAACTAAAGCAATATGAATGACCATCAACATGATACGTTGTGTAAGCATCACTTGAACTACAATCAGGACAGCTTCCTTTAGTATAAGTGTTCGGCATTGGCAATCTCCTACTTAATTTTTCGGATAATGTATTTAATATCAGGCGTGTAACCCATTGCAATACATAACCTATTTCTATTATCTCTCTCTTCTTTGGCTAGTTGCTCACTACTATAAACTTCTATAACAACATCACCTAATTCCTTTGGAAGAATTAATTCCCAACTATTCTTCATAAGAATCCTCCCATATTTGATGAACCAATCCTATCTTTTGATCCATAATTTCATTGACTTCTTCTTTAGCCATGTTACTAGCCTCCTTTTGATCATAGCCTTCATCTTTATATTCTTTTGAAATAGATCGTAACAGTTTCTTTCGTTCTTCAACCCAAAGATTTTTAGACATTGTTCTCCACCCATTTTGTTTTACCAGACCTACCTAGTTCTTCTCTTAATTTTTTTATTGTGTCCTCTCTTTCCTCTAATTGTTTTTTAAGTACTTCAATATGTTTGTGTAACACATTAACTTCTAGTGGATGATACATTATTTACTCCTATTATTTTCCTTTGTCAAGGTAAAAGATATGCGCTCCTACCCTACCTAAGTTCTTAAACCTTTTGTTGATAGACCATCTTGGTTTAACATAGTAAGCATGGTAGTGGGTAGCTCCT